CGCAGCGAGCGCACGGCAGCGGCCAGCTTCGGGTCGTTGGTCGTGACGGCGCCACCCTCGCCCGTCGTAACCACCTTCCGCGGATGGAACGAAAAGCAACCGAGGTCGCCGATGGCGCCCACCGGCTCACCTTTGTAGGTCGTCGCGATGGCGCAGGCCGCATCCTCGATGATCCGGATGCCGTGCGGTTGGCAGATGGCGCGAATCTCATCCATCTCGGCAGCCAGTCCGAAGAGATGGACGGCCACCACGGCCTTGGTCCGCGGCGTGATCGCTTCCTTGAGCGCCACCGGATCGATGTTGAACGTGGTGAGTTCGATATCGACGAAAACCGCTTTCGCACCGACATACTCGGCCGCATGCGCACTGGTAATCCAAGTGAACGCCGGCACGATGACCTCGTCCCCGGGCTGCAGCCCCAATGCCATGGTCGCCAGATGAAGCGCCGCCGTGCAGGAAGTGGTCGCCATGGCGAAGGCGGCGTTCTGGTTCTCCGCGACCAGCTTCTCGAAGCGCTCGGTCATCGGCCCCTGTGTGACCCATTTCGAGGCCAATACGGCGCGGACCATCTCGACCTCGGCCTCATCGAAACTCGGCTCGGTGATGTTGATCATGATTAGCCCTCAGGACAAAGAAACTGGGTTTTGGGAGCGGATAATACTGACGACGCCATCAGGCGACACCTCGATCCGCCCGATGACGCGCGCGGGGCTGCCGACAGCAAAACTGTAGGGCGCAAGTTCGCCCTTCACGAAAGACTGTGCGCCGACGAGACAACCTTTACCGATCCGGCTGCCGGCAGCGACCACGGTATTAGGCCCCAGATAAACGTGATCTCCGATCTCAGTTGCCTGGTGCTTGTAAGGTGCGATGCCGCCTGAAACCGCCCATTCCACCGTATCGTGCGAATAGATCTGGACCCCGGTCGAGATAGAGCAATTTTCTCCGATCGTCAGTCCGCCCGATCCATCGAGAACGCAATTGGGGCCGATCCAAGTATTGGCTCCGGCCGCCACGTCTCCAATCACAACGGCGCTATCGTAAATACTTGCGCCTGCACCAAACCCCAGGAAACGAGCTTTCTCCCAGCGATCTCCAAAGGCGTCGCCCATCGGCAGGACCCGCTTCCAACGCGCCCTGATCGTCGAGCGCCGGAACCGATGCGCCGTAGCGATCAGGTAAGCGACGAGACGGCTCATCAAGCAGGTTCCTCAGAGCTTCGTCGCAACCACGGTGATGCCAGCCTCCTCAGGCTTCAGATCAACGATCTCCAGCCCGATGTCATGACACCATTGCTCCACCTCCGCGACACTCTGCCGATGCGCATAGGTCGGGGTGAACCAATCGAAATTGATGTGGTTCATTTCGTCAGGCGTCATGTCCGGGCGATAGAACAACTTGCAGACATGCCAATAGAACAAGCGCTGGACGTTGACACGCCCTGCCGGAATGCCGAGCAGCGCGATCTCCTCGGGAATGTCGATTTCAGCGTCGAGTTTGCCGAGCGCAATTCCCAATTTGGTCAGCGACTCCATCAACGCCCACGCTTTCTCGGCGGGAAGATCCTTCACGAGACCCCGAATATAGTCGTCCGTGAACTCGCGCACCGGCGACTTCTTGCGGTAGACGTAAAACGCCACCGCGCCACCCTCACGGGCCTTGCGCGCCACCGCCTCCAGAGCGCGACGGGTTGAGGGCGTATGATGGAGCACGCCTTCCGAGAACACGATGTCGAAGGTGCCGTCCGCGAAGGGCAGCCGCATCAAGTCTGCCTGGACGACCGCAGCGTCGATACCCTTTTCGGCGAAAGTGCGCGCTGCAACATCGGCCGCACGAGAAATATCCGCACCGACATAGCGCAAAGCCGGGAAGCGCTTCTCCAGCAGAATCCCGGACGAGTAAGCGGAACCGCAACCTGCATCGAGCATGAGGGGGCGTTTCCCCCCGTCCGATTGCGCCGCCGGATGCGCCCAAAGCGCGGCGTAACGCTGCTCCAGCCAATTGCGGCTGAACTCGACCATCGCGGGCGAGCCGTAGCTGTCCTCTCGCTGCCACTTATAGGAGAAGGTGGAGCGCGTCTGGGCCTGGCCGTCGTCATGGCTGCGCTCGTCACGCAAGAGCCCGTCGGCGAGAACGAGTGGCACGCCGTGGCTGGCAAATTGGGCGAGCCCTCTCGACAGACCGTTTTCGACCAGTTCGTCGAACCAATCGGGATAATGAAATCTCGTCGTCATACCGGGACACCAATGAATTGATTGGCAGCACTCATGTGCAATGTTCCTTCAGCGTCGGCGCAGCCGTTGGCTGTCGTGCGCGCCTCGCCGATGCGACAGATGATCATAGCCTCACCTTGGCAGCCGCCTCGGACACGTCTGTCACAGCGTTCAATTCGGAAACCCTGTGGTCCCAATCGACGAACGGGTAAAAGACCGCGCCAGACGCGTAGCTGGCCGGGATCACCGAGAACCGATGCACGCGTTGATGATATTCGTAGTAATCGTTCAACCCAACGACGTTAGGCTGTATCGCCAGAGAGAGAATGTACTCCCCTTCCAGCATTTGCAGCTCAGGAATGAAACAAGAGATGACGCCTTTTTTCCCAGGCCTGTGTTCGAACCTCGATTTCGTTGCGAAATCATCACTGCGCCCCGGTGGATTGCAGCTGTTGAACTGAGCCACACGAAGCAAATCCTTCTCGCGCTCGATCGTCATAAGCAGGCCTAGCGGATATTCGGGCACCGCACCGTCGCATTTGTAGTGTATGTCGACGCGCCAGGGATCCCAGGTGCGGAAGATATTGGTCTGAACGCCATCGAGGCCATTGAAGACCACCTTTTCAATGACAACCGGGCCTTTGCGGAAAATTTCGACTTTTCGGGAAGCATCGACGTCCTGCTCGGCCGGATCCGCGCTTCCGGCTGCGGACAGAGCCGTGGGATCGATTGCAATTATTGCTCCGGCCGATTTGGCCAACCGCTCATGCACGCTATAATCGTAACGGCGCGTAACCTCGCGGGCCGTACCACTATCTCGTAATACGCCGTTCTCTATCCAGATCGCCGTATCACACAACATCGCCACCTGCCCGGTGCTGTGGCTGACGAATAACACCGTAGCGCCGGAAGCGCAGATTTCACGGATGCGCTTCGTGCATTTGGCAACGAAATAAGCGTCTCCGGCCGCCAATGCCTCATCGACGATGAAGATTTCCGGCTCCACGGCGATCGCCGTCGAGAAGGTCAACCGCGCCTGCATCCCGCTCGAATAGGTTCGAAAGGGCTGGTCGATCACCTGTTCCAGCTCACTGAATTCGATGATCCAGGGCAGCTTGGCTTCGATCTCCTCACGGCTCATGCCGATGCACATGCCGCCAGTGATGATGTTCTCACGGCCAGTGAAGTCCGGGTGGAAGCCGGTGCCGAGTTCGAGAATAGCAGAGACTCGGCCGTTCACCTCGACTTCGCCGCCCGTCGCGTCGAGCACACCGGTGATGATCTTCAGGAGCGTGCTCTTGCCCGAGCCGTTCGGGCCGATGATGCCGACGACCTGCCCGCGCGGGATTTCGAAGGATACGTCTTTCAGCGCCCAATGATCGCGATGCCGCTTGCGTCCGGTAAAGCTTTCGATCAACAGGTCCCGCGCACCGTCAAAGACCGGGTAAGCCTTCGAAAGCCCCTTGACCCTGATGGCCATGTCGCTGGTTGTCATTGAACCAACCTCAGAGCACGTTGCCGAGGAAGGGGCGGATGCGCCTGAACAGCGCGAGCCCGCCCAAGAAGGTACCGGCCGCCATCACCCCGAACACGACCCATGCGAAGCCGTGCCGGATGTCGCCGAAGAACAGCACATCCTGATAAACCCAGGCCACGTAGGAGAACGGATTAAGATACAGGAATAGACGCAGCTTTTCCGGCACCCAATCCGGCAGGTAAATCGCAGGCGTGAAGTACATCGAGATTGCGGTGTAGACGACGATGACCTCGCGAAGATCGCGCAGAAAGGGCGTGATGACCGAGAACGCCAACATCAAGCCGAGTATCAGGACAAAATGCAGCCCCATCACCAGAGGCAGCAGCAGCGCGAGCGGCTTCAAGCCGCCGCCCAGCACGAGCTTGTAACCGAGCATCAGCGCAATCGACGGTAGGAAAACCAGAAAGCAGGCGACGGTGCTCGCCACCGGCAGCACCTCGATCGGAAAAATGACCTGCTTCACCAGGTTGGCATTCGAAGAGAAGGCCGTCGTCGAGCGGCCGAGTGCATTGGCCGTCAGCAGCCAGGGAACGAGGCCTGTGAGCAGATAGCTGGTATAATCCCCGGGAAAGGTCGTGGTCACAGCCATTTTTGCGCCGATCACGACCCCGAAAATCAACATGAAGGTTGCGACGACCACGAGAGGCTGCGCGAAAAGCCAGACGGCGCCGAGGCCATGGCCAGCGTGCCCGCCCTTGATGTCGCGCAAGATCAACTCCCGCACCAGGGAGCGATTGCGCCGCAAGGATCGGACGAAATCCCCAATGCCAGGCCTTGCCGCCTGACCCGCAGCTCTCGTTTCTGGGCTCATAGATAAGCCTCGCAGAACTGCTCGAGATTGAGCAGAGACCAGATCAGCAGGCGGCGATTCTGCCGGCCTTCCAGATGATCGCTGATCAAACCACGGACTGCCTTCGCATCGAGATAGTCGTAGATGCGGGCCCGCTCGTTGACGAGCCGGCGTTTCACATAGTCGATGCTCTCGCCCTTGAACCAGCTCGCATCCGGCGCCGAGAAACCCTGCTTCTCCCGCTCCGCGATTTGCGACGGGATATGGCGGGTCATCATGTTGCGCAGGATCAGCTTGCCGTCGCGTGTCTTCTCGAAATACCGCTCGGCCTTGCCGCCGGGCTCGTTCTCGTTCAGGCGCACGACTTCGGTGAGGTTGCCAAGCTTCATCTTCGCCGGCAGGCGCATGGCAAAATCCACGAGGTCATTGTCAAGGAAGGGAACACGCCCCTCCAGTCCATGCGCCATACTGAGCTTGTCATCAACGATGAGAAGCCCGTTCAAGAATGTCTTCGCTTCGAAATACAGCGAGTGGTTAATGTAGTCCTCGGGGCGCGTCAGTTGATGCGCATGTTCGTGAAACACGCCGCGGAAGATCGACATCGGATCAACGTGACCCGCCTTGTCCCAGACCGGCGCCATAACATCCGGCAAGATTTCGGCAGGAACCAAACGCTGCCAGAAACCATAGTATTTCTCGACGTAATGATCAAAATCATCGTTCACAACGGCGCGATAATAGCGCCACGGATAGCCGGCGAAGAGCTCGTCGCCACCGGTGCCGGACAGAACGACCTTGACGAATTTCGAGGCAAGCTTGGCCGCATAATAATTCGGGTAGGACTGCCCGACGCGCGGCTCCTCGAGATGCCAAGCGAGCCGCGGGATCGCCCGCTCCATGTCGCCGGCCTTGAGCACCATCTCGTAATGCTCGGTCTTGAACAGATACGACATGTGCTCGGCCTTCGAGCGCTCGTCGTAACCGAGTTCGACACCGGAGGCGGAATTTAGATCGAAGCCCACCGTGAAGGTGCGCATGAACGGCAGTTGCCTGGCCGCGAGCGCCGTTATCGAACCCGAGTCCATGCCGCCCGACAGGTAGGACCCGACATCGACATCCGAAATCATCTGGCGCGAAACGGCCTGCCTGAAAAGTCGATCGAGCTCGTCGAGCGCGTCGGCCTCAGTCAGTGCCTTCTCCGGCTCCTGGAAATGGAAATCCCAGTAGCGTTGCGGCTCGAAGGCGAGTTCTCCGACACCGACCTGCATGTAACAGCCTGCCGGCAGCAGCTTGACGCCTTGGAACAAAGTTTCGTCAGAAAAGAAGTTCTGGAAGGTGAGATACTCGGTCAGACCGGCGACGTTCATCCGGCCGGCAAAACCGGGAAAGCCGCGAAATGCCTTGATTTCCGAAGCGAAGAGCAACGCCCCGTCTATCATCGCGTAATAGAGCGGCTTCACGCCGAAGCGGTCACGCGCCAGCGTGAGCTTCTTGTCTCGCTTGTCCCAGATGCCGAAGGCGAACATGCCGTTGAGCTTGCGAAGCGCATCCAAGCCCCATTCGGCAAACGCCGTCAGGAGTACCTCGCTATCGCCGCTGGAATGGAACAGATGGCCGCGCGCCGAAAGATCTGCCTTCAGCTCGTGGAAGTTATAAATCTCGCCGTTGTAGGTGATCACATAGCGGCCATCACGGGTCGTCATCGGCTGGCGGGCGGCATCGCTCAGATCGATGATCGACAAGCGGCGATGGCCGAGCCCGATCGGCCCGTCGCAATAATGGCCTTCGCCGTCCGGGCCGCGATGGGCGATGATGTCGGTCATCGCCTTCATGACGACCGGCGAGGCCGGCCTGCCGTCCCGATGAAGGACGCCTGCAATACCGCACATGGCGCTAAATTCCGGTGAGAAAATGAGGCCGGCGCGAGGCGCCGGCCGCTCGCCGCGTCAGATCTGGGCCTTGGCCCGGCGCTGCGCGACCTGCTCGATATGGCTCTTGCGCCACTCGATGAGCTGCTTCAGCCCTTCGTCGAGATCGATCTTCGCGGTGAAGCCGATCTCCTTGCTCGCCTTCACCGGCGAGCCGATGCGATTGCGGACCAGTGTCGCCTGGCTGCGCGGGGCATAGTTGATCGGCTGGTTGGAGCCGGTCAGGTTCAGGAGCTTCTCGGCGACTTCCTTCAGCGAGGTCCGCTTGCCGGTGCCGACATTGTAGAAGCTGTCGGTCGCAGTGGACTGCATCGCGCAGAGGTTGGAGCGGGCGCAATCCTCCACCGCTACGAAATCGAAGGCCTCCGAACCGTCACCCATGATGGTCGGACCTTCACCGCGGTCGATCGCATCGAGCATCTTCATGATCACGGCGATATAGGCGCCGCGATAGTCCTGGCGCGGACCATACACGTTCATGTAGCGCAGGCCGACATAGTCAAGGCCGTAGCGGAAGTGATAGGCGCGCGCCATCGCCTCGCCGCAGATCTTGGTGGCCCCGTAGAAATTCTTGTTATTGAAAGGATGATCCTCGGTCATCGGCTCCTCCACGGCATCGCCATAGACGGAAGCCGAGGACGACCAGACCAACCGCTTGACGCCGTTGCGGACACAGCCGTCGAGCACGTTGAACATGCCGCGGACGTTGGTCTCGAAGGCCGTGCGCGGATACTCGTGGCACTGCAGCAGCCAGAGCGCCGCGAACTGAAAAACGCCGTCGGTACCCTTGAGCGCGGCATCCAGGATATCGGTCTGGGTGATGTCGCCACCGGCCTCGAAAATCTTGACGCGCGGGTCCTTGAGGGCCTCGGCGAGGTTCTCATGTGTACCGCGTACGAAATTGTCGTAGATCACGATCTCGCCGACGTCGGTCTTGGTGAGCTGATCCACAGCGTGGGAGCCGATCAGCCCCGCCCCACCGATGACGACAACGCGTTTTCCGTTGAGTTCCACGTTCGACTTCCCTTGCTGCCGTTGCGCCAGCAAAGCCGACGCGAAAATTTCCGAGCTACCGCAGTCCGGGTGCAACGAAAGCGCCCGAACTGCAACCTCCTTTATCCGTCGAACAACCGCTTACGCGGCTATTTCGACCAAATCCTCATCCAGCACGACACGAACCCTGCCCCCGAGCAATTCGAGCAACACGGCTATGCGGTCATGATCCCTGAACCCGTCGAACAGCCCGACCGCTTCGGCGAAGCTTCCCGAGCGGATGCGGATCGCATCCCCCGGCACGAAATCCGGGCGAAGCGACATCGTGACGAAACCTTGCGGATCGAGGCGCGTATGCAGAATTGCGATCAGCGCATCGGGAACAGGTATCGGACCATCTTGGGAGGCGATGACTCGGATGACGCCGCGGGTGCCGTTGATCGAACGCCAGCGCTGGCGCTGCGGATCGAGACGGACGAAGAGATAGTTGGGAAACAGAGGTGTAGCGACGAGCGTCACCTTACGCGTATGCCGGCACTTTTTCTGGTAGCGCGGCAGAAAAACCTCGAACGCCTGATTGGCCAGTTCACGGGCAGCCTGAGCCTCGCGGCGCTGCTGCGTCTGAACGACGTACCACCGAGCGCTTGGTACGGACGAAGTGGGGACCATCGAGAGCGTCTTCACGGACGCACTCCTGACAACCTGATTGACAGCATGGCTGGCGCGAGCACGCGATCGGCACCAAGATCGTCCACCGCGAGTTCATACCAACGCTGTGCGTCATGAATACCGGTGACGATCGCTCCAGCAGCACGCACCGGAGCGGCATCAATAGAGGCGACCACGGGAATATGGAGCAATTGCGTCTTGCGCATGCCGGGGTCGATAACGGCCACGACCTTCACGCCGTGCTCGGAGGCACACAGGACTGCAATCTCCGTGAGGTCGCTACCGCCGTAGAGTGCGATGGTGTCGAGTTTGCTCTGCAGGGCGAGCTCGAACAGCGCCGAACACTGCGCGCGGGCGCGCTGGAAAAAGGACAGAGACCAGGAGAGATACTCTGCTGTCAGCCGAGACTTCTCGGCAAAGCCAGACGGAGTCAGATAATACGCGTAGCGCCGCGACGGCACCTGCTGGACCTTGATCAAGCCCTTTTTTACGCAGCGTTTAATATAGGTATTGACAAGACCAAGCGCGATGCCGAGCTCGCTGGCGAGCGCGCGCTGCGAAACATGCGCCTCGCGCTCGACGAAGGCGAGCAGCCCGGCGATATGGCGCCCTTCGCCTTCGGCGGCGCCGAGCCGTGGGGCGTCGTCGCTTACGGCCGCAGCGGCATTGTTCGATCCGACGATCATGGCCCGTGGCCTATCACGTTCACAACGTGAACGTCAAACTCAGCCGCGTCCGGTCAAATTGTGAAGCGTGATTTCACCGTTCTCCTCTCAGCCCGACGCTTGACCGCTCCGCCCCGATCTCGACGCCAGCCTCCTCCAGGGCGAGCTTGATCCCGCGCAGATTGTTGTGGGTTGGCACACGCCTGCTCTTCTCAAAGTCGCGGATGGTCGAGAGACCGAGATGGGCGGCCTTGGCGAGGTCTTGCTGGCTCCAGTCGAGGAGCGCACGGGCCGCGCGACATTGTGCGGGTGTGATCATGCGTTCGGCATAGCCTGATCAACGCTTTTCGTCGAGCGCCGACCTTTCCAGTTGACTGGAGGCGCTATAGGAAGGGAACCGTCCGTCACCGACGATTTTCGTCGCTGGAGGACGATGATGACCCTGATCCTGGAGTTCGAGCACAAGCTCATTTTCTACAAGCCTGGCATCCTGCGTTACGCGATGCGGCAGGCGGGACCACAGTTTTCGGCGGTGCGAAGCCAGGCCCAGCGACGTGATCTGTTGTCGCTGTCGCTGAAGCGCGGATGGGCTGAGGCCAGAGCCGAGCTGGCGGCGCTTCAACGATTGCAGGCCCTCGTACCGGAAGGCCGTGCCGGGCTGTTTCACCATCGCATGGATATCGTGGCCGCTTCGCCGCATGCAGCCTCTCCGACCGCCCTCGGCTATCGCCAGCTTCACTGAGGGGCCGCCATGCACCGCACTTTGCCCCTCCCTCTCGTTATGCCCCCACGGTCGCTGCCGAGTGGGATAACCGTTGAACCCCTGCCCTCAACCTCTCGGCTCAGCCCAGCCGAACTCGCCCAGGCATACCGAGCCTGGTGGTTCGGACCGGGTCGCTCTGCGTGTCGTGACCATCTCAGCGGGAGGGCCGCACGATGACCAGGCCCTTGCGCCATCTGCGCTCCTCTGCGGGCGCTCGGCTCACAGAGCTGCGCCCTGCCCCCACGATCACCCCATTGAGCCTGTTGAGTTCCGCGCTCGACCGCGGCGCTGATGAACATGTGCTGTCTCAGCTGATCGGCCTGCACGAGCGTAGCCGCGCCGACGATGCCCGCCGAGCCTTCGAGGCAGCTCTCGCAGCCGCCAAAGCCGAACTCCCGGTGATCGCCAAGACTCAGATCGCCAGCATCGGAGCAAAGCATTACCGCCACGAGGATCTGGCCGAGATCGCCCGCACGATCGGGCCAGTGCTGGCGCGCCATGGGTTGGCCTATCGCTTCCGCTCGAACAGCGACGACGACAAGGTGACCATCGCTTGCGTGATCTCGCACCGCGACGGCCATAGCGAGGAGAGCAGCCTTAGTGCCGGCGCCGATCACAGCGGCGAGAAGAACGCGATCCAGGCGATCGGATCGACGCTGACCTATCTGCAGCGGATGACGCTGAAGGCAGCGCTGGGGCTCGCGGCCGCGAACGACGATGACGGCAAGGCTGCAGGGGTGGGCGAGACCATCACCCGCCAGCAATCCCGGGAGCTTCTCGCACTGATCGACGAGGTCGGCGGCGAGCGCGAGGCCCTGCTGCGCTTCTTCAAGATCAACGCCTTCACTGAACTGCCGGCGCGCCGCTTCCGGCAGGCGCTGGTGATGCTCAACGCCAGGAAGGGACGGGCCTGACCATGCTCGAGATCATCAACTGCACACAAGGCTCCCCCGAATGGGCGCAAGCGCGCCTGGGCATCCCGACCGCGTCCGAGTTCGCCTCGATCCTGACCAAGGGACGGGGCGGCACCGAGAGCCGCACCCGGCAGACCTATCTCTACAAGCTCGCCGGCGAACGCCTGACCGGCGAGGCGATGGAGAGTTTCACCTCGCTGCATATGGAACGCGGCAAGCTAATGGAAGAGGAAGCGCGCAGCGCCTACAGCTTCGTCACCGGCCTGGATTGCGAGACCGTCGGGTTCTTGCGACGCGGGCAGGCCGGTGCCTCGCCCGATGCACTAATCGGCAAGGACGGCCTGCTCGAGATCAAGACCAAGCTGCCGCATCTTCTGATCGAGGCCTTGCTGAAGGGCGAGTTCCCGCCCGAGCACAAGGCCCAATGTCAGGGCCAGCTCTGGATCGCCGAACGCGACTGGATCGATCTCGCGATCTATTGGCCGGGCCTGCCGATCATGATCACCCGGGCCCATCGCGACGAAGCGTTCATCACCGAGCTCAGCACGACCGTGGCGCAGTTCAACGAGGAACTCGATCGGATCGTCGCCCAGGTCGCCGCCTACGGTCAGCTGGAGGCGGCGTGATGGGTGGGCGTCGCGAGTTCACCCGCAGCCAGAAGGTCGCCATGCTCAAGCGGGCCATGGACGGGCGCGGCTGCATTCGATGCGAAGGCTGCGGCCACAATGTCTCCGGCAAGGTCGTCGAGTTCGACCATGTCATCCCGGAAGCTCTCATCCTCGACAAGACGAGAGAGCTTTCGATCGATGATGGCCGGGTTCTCGGGCGCGACTGCTGTCACCGTGCACCCGGCACCAAGACGGCCCGCGACCTCGCCGCGATCGCCGAGGCCAAGCGACGCGAAGCCCGCCATCTCGGGATCAGGCCGCTTCTCTCGCGCGGATTCCCAAGACCAACGCCGCAGATGAAGGCGTCCCGCCCTCTCGCCAAGCCAGCCGCATGGCGCCGCGATGATCAATAATCCCGATTGCTCGATGGAGTTCGCATCCGTGTTTTTGACGACGTCTTGCCCAAAACCCGGGCGTAGCCGCTGGCCGGCCCTGGTCTTCGCCATCATCCTAGCCAACGCCGCGGGCGCCTGCAGCCCGCGTACCGCCATGCGCTTCGACCGCTACGACGGACGCAGCGATGCCGGTGCCGTCGCGCAGTTCCAGCAGGACGATGCCATCTGCAAGGGCGAAGCCGCCAAGGCCCAGGCCATGGCGGCCCCGATCTATTCCGGGCGTAGTCTCGCGGATGCCATGGAAGCCGGCATGCTCGAAGGCCAGCGCAACCAGGCGCTGCGCCAGATCATGGTCGGCTGCATGGCCGGCCGAGGCTACAGCATGACCGTTGTCACGATTGAACCTTAGCACCGACAGCGTCGGGTCAGCCCACCGGACGAACACGACGCTGCGGGCGCACGATCCGCTGCGGACGCTCGCGGATCGTCGGCGTCCTCGCGGTCAGGTATTTGAGGGCCTGGCTCGTCGCATCGACCTGATCATCGTTGCGCGCCAGCGGGAAAGCGAGGAGTTCGCCGAGATAACCGGCGAGCCAGTCGACCTCGCGCGGCAGGAACACCTGCCCCGCCTCGAAGCGAGCCGCCTGCGCCATTAGCCGCGCCTGCTTTTCGATCCGTGACGATTGCAGCAATGGATGCAGCGTCCCGGTACGCCGCAGGTCCTGCGACAAGGCCCGCCCGAGCTCGGTATCCTCGACCAGCGTCGCGTCGACCGCGTGTTTCCGGGCGAGATCGATCATCTTGCGGCGCAGCTCCGGTGCCTCCCATCGACCACGGACGAGGTCGATCAGGTAATACGTCTGCCCGATCGCTCCCCAGACCATCCCGACCGACCAGTCGGAATGCTCGGCCTGGGTCGAGGCGGTATCCCAGGATACAATCTTGAGGTCGAACTCGGCCGGCCGCTCATCGTAATAGTGCAGCCAATCGCGCTTGATGATCTGGCCTTCGGCCGGCAGCGGGTTCTGCTGATATTGAGCCGAGAAGTTCAACGCGCCGAGATTGCGCTTAATCGCATCGAGATCTGCGAAGGTATCGCGGCCGGCATGCATAATCTCGCCCTGACGGCGCTGATAGAACGCCTCCGGACCATCCCCAATGCGATAGCGGCAATCGTCCGGCGCGATGGCGGGAATCGAGAGAACCTCCCAATCCTCTTTCTCCAGGACATGCCCGACCAGATCATCCTCGTGCAGACGCTGCATGACGATGACAATGGCGCCGTTCTTACGATCGTTCAGCCGGGAGTAGAGGGTACCATCATAAAACGTCTGCACCCGACGCCGGGCCGCCGCCGAGAGGGCATCATTGAGGCCATTGATCGGATCATCGATGACGATCAGATCGGCGCCGCGTCCCAACACCGAACCGCCAATCGACGAGGCATAACGATAGCCCTGTTCTGTGGTGCGGATCTCCTGGCCGCGATTGGCCCTTATCTCGAACCGCGGAAAGGCGCGACGGTACCAATCCGAGGAGACCACGCTGCGGAACGCCGCGGCGTGGGTCAGCGAGAGCTCCTGGGCGTAGCTGATCGCCATGATCCGCTTGCGTGGATCATGGCCCATCAGCCAGGCAGTGAAGGCAATCGTGACGCAGATCGACTTGGCCGAGCGCGGCGGCACATTGATGATCAGCCGCCTGCACTCGCCGCTCCAGACCCGCATCAGCTGATAGGCGATCGCCTCGATATGCCAGTTATGCTGATAGGCTGTGCCCGGCTCCAGCGTCACAAAGCACTGCTCGATGAAGCTTGCCAGATCGCGCCGCAGGATAGCGGTTAGAAGAGCTTGATCAGCCATCGCCATCACCGGTCACGGTCGCGCGCTTCCGGGCGAGAAAGCGCTCGATCAGCGCCTCCTCTTCTTCGTCAGTTAGCGGCCGCTCCGCCTCAGGCATATTGTCGTTGGCCATGTCCAACTTGAACAACAAAGCAAACGCAGCGATGTTGCCTTCCATCGCAAACGCGAACAGTCGCTCCTGAGCCAAGTCGCGCTTGGTGATCCAGACCCTCTTGCCAGCGATTGTCGCCCTCATCTTCTTCGACAAGAATGGCTGGCCATCATCCTTTCGGGCGCTACTCGATTTGCTCTTGCGGCGCCCCGACGGGTTGCCACTTTTCCCCTTCTGAAAGCGGGTTTTCTGCGGCGGCTTCTTGTAGCCTACGGCCGGGGGATCATCCTCACGAGACATGGCCCCCTCCAACGCTCTCGTCCGACACCGTGCGGGCGCTGGCATCGTACCCGCGCTGCGCCGCCATCTCCGCGAAGGTCACTCCGGTCTCGGCGTGGCGCGCCTCATCCTTGAACAGCCTCTCCCAGCGGCGGATCGCGCCATCGACATAGAGCGGATCGAACTCCATGACGTAGCCGCGACGTTTGGTCTTGGCCGCCGCGATCAAGGTCGTTCCGGAGCCGCTGAAGCTGTCGAGAATGATCCCCTTCGGTTTCGAGCAATCCTTGATCGCGTCCATCACCATGGCGCAGGGCTTCACCGTCGGGTGGCTCGCGAGCTCCGCCATCCGGCCCTTGCGGAAGCCGTTCACCCCGGCATAGCTCCACAGGGTGGTGCGATAGCGGCCATGCTTGCCGAGCTCGATATTGTTGATGTGCGGCGCCTTGCCCTTCTTCCACAGCGTGATCAACTCGGTCTGGCTCCGGTAGAGCGAACCCATCCCGGCATTGGCCTTGGCCCAGGTGATCACCGACTTCAGCTCGTCGAACACGCCATAGCCGGCATTCAGCATCTCGTGCAGGTGCGGGCCATCGATGCAGCTATAGACCAGCGCGCCATCTTGCGACGCCTTCGCGATCTCAGCGAAGACCGCGCGCAGGAAGCCGGTGAACTCGAGCTTGCTCATCTCGCCCGACGCCATCGCGAACTCGCGATGCTTGACCTTCCCGAGACCGCTGACATGGCCATCGACCCGGACGTTGTACGGCGGATCCACAAACACCATCTGGGCGAGTTCACCGCCCATCAGCGCCTGATAGTCGCCACGCTCGCGCGCATCGCCACACAGGATGCGATGCTCGCCCAGCAGCCAGAGATCGCCGCGCACGGTCACCGCGACATCCTGCAGCGCTGGCAACGCGTCCGCCGGGTCAGCCTTCGTCGCTTTCTGAACACCAGGGTCGAGGATCACATCGATCTCACCGATCTCGAAGCCCATCACGTCGACCTCGAGGTCGAGCTCGATCAGCTCGCCCAGCTCCAGCTTCAGGATCTCGTTGTCCCAGCCCGACAACTCGGCCAGGCGGTTATCCGCGATCCGCAACGCCCGGATCTGCGGCGGGCCGAGGTGGGCGACGTGGATCACCGGCACCGTCTTCATGCCGAGCAGCTTCGCCGCCTCGTAGCGGCCGTGCCCCGCGACGATCTCGCCATTCGCCGCCGCAACGATCGGCGACACAAACCCGAACGTCCTGATGCTCTCGGCGATCTTGTGGATTTGCTTCTGGGAATGCGTCCGCGCGTTGCGAACCGACGGCACCAGCTCCGTCAAAACACGCTCGCTCACCTGCGGCGCGAAGCACGCTAGCGCGCCTGCGAGCTCGGGATCTTTGACAGTGGGCGTAACGCGATGGCGAACGCGCGCCTGCGGCTTGGGGGTCTGATCAAGGGACAACATGCTCAACTCCTTCACTCACCGTGAAGGTCAGCCACCCGCTCCTTGCTCACCTTCGGCTCCCACGCAGAGCGTGTGAGCCGAATTCCCCGGCTTAGATGAAGCGTTCCACCCCCGCGAAACGCCCCTCTGAGGATGCTCGGATTGCCAACCTCGCTTCACCCTGCGAATCAGCAAGGCAAGCGCGAAGCTAGGAGGGGGCGCATGCCTCCACAAGAGGGTGTCAGAAATTTTTCCTATTATATTCAATAGGATAGTACTGTGTCTTTGTCACCTGAAGCGCCACACCTGCCGCCCAGACGCCTCACCCGCAAGCGATCGAAGCCCTCCGGCGCGGCAAGCACATTCCCTGATCGAGCCCTGTGTGATCCCTGTTCCTCGCAGGTGAATTCCCTGCTTCAAAAATCAAACAACCGCCGAAAACCGACACTCCCACAAGTACTTAAGCCACAAAAGACCTCGATTCGTTCCTCTAATCAGCGCGGAGATCCCTGATAATTCCCTGATACCAGGGAATTTGGAGCGACGTGGACACCAACGAATGATGCAATTCCGCGCGCTGTCGCACTGCGTTTGCCTATGCCAGACTGCCCATTCCCTGCCGATCAGCAGGCAGTTTAACGGTGATTCCTGGGAGTGCCATGCCTGATACCGCCTCCACCGACCGCCGCCCGATCGGGACCTTCGACTATGTCGTCATCGGGGCTGGCTCGGCCGGTTGCGTCGTCGCCAACCGGCTGGCGGCCAACCCCAAGAACAGGGTCCTGGTGCTCGAAGCCGGCGGCATGGATGACTGGGTCTGGTTCCACATCCCCGTCGGCTACCTCTTCGCGATCGGCAATCCCCGCGCCGACTGGCTGTTCCAGACCGAACCGCAGGCCGGGCTCGGCGGGCGGGCGCTCGCCTATCCGCGCGGCAAGGTCGTCGGCGGCTCCTCGGCGATCAACGCCATGGTCTATATGCGCGGCCAGGCCGCCGATTACGACGGCTGGCGCCAGCGCGGCCTCGCCGGCTGGGGCTGGGACGATGTCCTGCCCTATTTCCTCCGGCACGAGGACCATATGGCGCCGCCGCCGGGCGGTTTGCACAAGGCGGGCGGGGAATGGCGCGTCGAGCATCCGCGCGTGCGCTGGGCGATCCTCGACGCGATCCGGGATGCGGCGGAAGCC